CGCCTAAGCGTAAGGGCTATTGATGCAGGTAAAAGTCGTAGACAAAGTGACAGGTGTTGTAAGATACATCCAGGCTGACGCTAGACTCTACAACAATCATCTAAAGGCAAAGCAACGCAATTTAGATAAAAGAAAACAGAACACCCCTGGGAGCGAATCCAAGGTTATCGTCAATATAATGGCTGAAGACGATGTCAAACAATAAATATGCTACTATACTCTTAAAGGGAGGCGATGCACAATGTCAGATAATACATTGGTAAACGATACGGCAACTGACGCCACAGACGTTAATTCTGAAAGCCAGGCACAAGCCGCAAAAACTTATACGCAACAAGAAGTAGACAACATGATGGCCCGTATGAAAGGGTCGTTGGAAAAGAAACTATTGAAGCCCTATGAAGACTTGGGTGATCCTGCTGAACTTAGACAACTTCGTGAAGACGCTGTCAAGAAGCAACAGGCTGAAGCCATCAAACGTGGGGAGTTTGAAAAGACTCTACAAGAACTTGCCGCTAAAAAGGATTCTGAAATCCAAAAGAGGGATAGTATTATTAAAGAATACAAAGTGAATGTGCCCATTCTTTCAGCCGCTGCCAAATACAATGCGGTAAACGCTGAACAGGTTAAGGCTTTGCTTTCACAAAATGTAAGACTTAATGATAGTGGTGATGTAGAAGTAGTAGACGTTAAGGGGAGTGTCAGATACACAGACAAGGGTGAAGCTCTTGGTGTTGAAGACCTAGTGCGAGAATTCTTAGATTCCAATCCGCATTTCAAACTTGCTAACCCTACAACTACTAACACCAAATCCAACATAGTAAACAAAGCCAGTGCCAAGATTGACATTACCAAATTGGACATGAACAATCCTGAACACCGTGCCGCGTACAAAGAACATCGTAAGTCTCTTGGCTTACGATAACATAATTTAAGGAGCCTATTATGGCAAATGAAAGCACAACCACAAGTCTAAACGACTTACTACCCAGCATCGTAGCAGAAGCCCTGTTCGTTGCTCAAGAAAGATCCATCATGCGTGGATTGGTCCGCAACTATACTCTACCAATGAGTAGCGGCAAAACTATCACCGTTCCAATTTACCCAAAGCAAACTGCGGCGGCTGTTAGTGAAGGCACTGATTTAACCAACACTGAAATTGCTACTTCTGGTGCAACTTTAACTATTGGTGAAGTTGGTATTATGACAACCGTGACTGACTTGGCTCGTAATGCTTCTGCTTCCAATGTGATTGCAGACGTGGGTCGTTTGTTTGGTGAGGCAATTGCCGCCAAGATGGACAAAGACTTAACAGCCCTATTCGCTGGTTTCTCAAATGCAGAAGGCGACTACACAACACAAATTACCGCTGCCTCTATTTTCAAGGCTGTGGCTAAGTTGCGTGGGCAAGGCGTTGATCCAGCAGGTTGTTTCTGTGTTATTCACCCAGAAATCGCTTATGACTTGAAGTCAGCATTGACAACTGGTGGTACAACCGTATTCACAGCAGGTGGTGGTGTTAGCGATATTGCTAACGAAGCAATGCGTATGGGCTATGTTGGTATGTTGGCAGGTGTTCCAGTCTATGAAACAAGCAACATTGCCTACGTGACTAACGCTGGCGACTTCCCAGGTGCAGTATTCCACCGTGATGCATTGGGTCTAGCAATGATGCAAGACATCAAGATTGAAACACAAAGAGATGCTTCTCTACGTGCTGACGAGTTGGTTGCCACTGCCGTTTATGGTGTTGGTGAATTGTATGATGCTTACGGTTGGGGTCTAAAATACGACTCTAGCATCTAATTAGGAGAGTAGAAATGGCCTTTGTATCTGAATCAGGAACCGTAATAAGTTTCGCAGAATTTCAAGATGTTGTGGATAAAGATACACGTATCTTTGAAGCAAATGAGGGCCTTTCTGATGATGTCATTGATAAGGCACTAATTAGATCAACTGATAAGATTCTAGCACGCCTACGCAACACTGATTGGTGGAGGAGTTATTACCTTAGACGTAATACTTCTACCACTATCAACTCAGTGGCAGATATTCCTGCATTGGAAGTAAACAAGATTGACGCACGTCAACCAGACTTTACAGACCTGTGTGTGTATACTGCATTGAGTGAAATTGTGTTGCCAGGTGTTGCAGACTTTTCAAACCCTGATAGTGCTGAACGTCAAAAGATGGCTTACTATGAACAAAGAGCTGGAGAGCTTTTTAGAGAGTTAGTCACTGCTGGCGACTGGTATGACTTTGACAACGACGGTACCGTTGAAAGTTTAGAGAAACAACCAGGACAAATTAATCTTAAGAGAGTGAGATGAGAACAGAAGTTTTAGAATACATTCAAACCCTGGACATTGGTGGCTACAACGTCAGCAATGAATTACCATGGAGCGAAAGTGGAACAGAACTTTATATAAAGAACTTGAAGAAGATTTATGTTGACATAGATCAAATTCAAGTTGATCCTCAGATACTCACCCTTGATGGCACAAACATCAACAATGAGATTACCATCGTCAGAATCTTCCTTGCCAATGATGCTAAACAAGTACCAGCAAATTATAGTGATGTAGTCAACGAATTGAAGACTGCCAAGGACATTGAAGCGGCACAAGGGTTTACCCGTCGTGAATGCCAAATTACTACAGATATTCAAGCAGATAGACTTATCACTACAATAGAATTACGATTCATTAAACTAACATAAAGGAGCCAAACATGGCAGATTATATTAACCCAGGTCCAGGTACAACTAGTCAGATTGTATTGCAAATTGATACATCAGCTAGTTCTACTATTACTACAACCAGCGGTGTGGTGACCGCTATTGCACTAGGAGCATCAGCTCTTACCGTTCCAAGTCTACAAGACATTACCGTTAACGCGGCTAACGATGTATTCACATGGAGCCAACTAGATAGTTCTGCTAAGAAGCAGGTGGCTACAACTTCAACAAACTCAGTTTCTATGAACTTGGTTGTTGACGATGCAACTTTCTTTGGAACTACACTCAACGCGGCACAAAGTGATGCTGTGGCAGTTCAAGGCATCTTGGGTCTTTCCAGAAACAAGACACCTATCTGCTTCACACTTAAAATGCGTGAAAACTCTAGCACTGACAGAGTATTGAAAGGACAAGGCTATATTACTGGCGTTGCACCTACAATCTCTGCAGACAGCCCAGTGTGGGTCACACCAGTCACTATCACGGTGACAGGTGAGTATCTAGTAGCAGCGAGTTAATCACTAAGATTAACCAATTAGGGGGCGTTATAGCCCCCTTCTCATTTAATAAAACTAAATATGAGGTAGACAGATGGACTTACTTGATTCAAAGTCAACACAAGATTTACTCAAGGCTATGGAACAAGAAATTGCCAAAGCCAACAACGAGCTTAGATGTGCTCGTGGAGATTTAGAGAAGGCACAAAAGAGAATAGGTTTTCTCACCGTGCTAATACACAAACTGATAGATAGATCAAAGGATTAACAGATATGAAAATCAACCAAATAGCCAGCAAACCACAACTAATCAAAGTCATCGTGGATGACAAAGCCACCATCAAAGAGTTTGGTGAAGCAGTGGAGTTTTGGACCTGGGATAGACAACCACTTGACAAGTTTATGAAACTTGCCAGCGTCAAGCAGGACAACCCTGCTGAAATTATTGAAATTGTAAAGACACTGATTCTAGATGAAGAAGGTAAAGAAGTAGTCAACGGTGAGAATATGTTGCCCACTCAACTCTTAATCCGCATCATCCAGAAGGTGACTGAAACTCTGGGAAAGTAATTGGCGAGGATCTAGATTGGAATAGTGATGAGGCCAGCATGATACTCACTATTCACAACCTCGCTAAGACATATATGTTGTTGCCCTCAGAAGTGTTAGCCAGAGCAACCACATTTGATTTGTATGTACTTGATAGTCATTCTAGGTTTATTAAATATCAAGAAGCAAAAGCCAAAGGTATGGCTCCTCCTGTCAGTGCTAACAAGCACAGCAAGGATGAGTTGGCAGCAATGATTAAAGATGCCAAGGCTTATGTGGCAAAGGAGCGAGAAAAGAGATGATTGACATTAAACTGGATATTCAGGATAGGATCACTGGGGATATCACCAAACTTAAACGAGAGTTGGCGGCAGTTCCCAAGGCTGCTGTCACTGAATATCAAAAGCTAACACCTATCAAGAGTGGCAATGCCCGCAAGCGAACCACACTGAAAGGCAATTCAATACAGGCCAACTATCCCTATGCTCAACGTCTTGATGAAGGTTGGAGCAAGCAAGCACCAAAAGGTATGACTAAGCCCTGGGAGCTGTGGTTGCAGAAACACCTTGATAAAATAATGAAGAGGTAAGACATGGCTGCTAATTTAAACTATAACGTAAACGTCAACACCACTGGGGGTGTTCAAGCCTTAAACAATTTACAGAACAAGGTGTC